GATTGTGATAGTGCTTATGATGATATAACACTTGCTGTTTGTAGATGCAATTATTTGGCGGAACATAAGGTTAAAATAAAATACCAGCCATTGTAGGTAACACCAAAACATAAACATGAAGGAACAGCGAAACAACGTTTTCCTTCTTGATTTATGTTGACTGTTATAGTCCGTTTTAATGGAGTTAATTTAAAACAAAATAAAATGAACATAGTAAGATAAGTATCATGAAAGAAATCGAAATATTAAACAAATACGTCAATGATTACTACACTTGTAATCTAAGTGATGGAGAGAAACTATCTTTATTGCTTCAAAAGATTACGGGGTTACTGTACTACTTAGAATCAGTTAGAAGCGAGGTACACAACCAATATGAAATTAAGGTGTTTGAATTGGTCAAAGATGGTAATAGCGTATCGAGGTCGGTTAATGAAGCAAATGTATTATACCCTCAAATGTATCAACTTCGCAGGGTTATGGATGCAGGATATAGAATAGTCGATGCGATTAGAACAAATATATCGTATCTTAAAATGGAAATGACAACTAGCAAATAATGAAAAGACAAAAACTTGAAGAACGTTTACAAAGCGCAGTAGCACGCTATATTAAAGTTCAATACCCAAATGTAGTATTCACCTCTGAAAGTTCAGGGATTCGAGTATCTATGGGTGTGGCGGTGCAAATGAAAAAACAACGATCAAACCATAAGCTACCTGACTTGATTATACTGCAACCAAATGAAAAGTATCATGGCTTAATGCTCGAACTAAAAAAGTCGCATAGTGAGATATTTAAAAAGGATGGAGCACTTAGAGCGAATGAACACGTGCAAGCGCAGAATGACACTCTAAAGTTGTTGAGTTTAAAAGGTTACTATGCTGTATTTGCTTGTGGATTTGACGAGACAAAGAAAATAATTGACGAATATTTAAGATAAACATCAAATAATGTTTGTTATTCCAAATATATTATTAACTTTGTTGTATATTAATAACTAAAAAACAAATATATTATGAACGACAAGAAAGAAACAGTTGATACTATATTCACCTCTATTGCAAAAGTAATGGATGAAGTGAAGGGAATCGACAAAGCAATGGAAATAGGCAAAGGCAGCAACTCTTATAAAGGCGTAGCAGATAAGGACGTTAAGAAAATTATAGGAAATGCAATGTATAAGAATGGTTTGATTTGCTATCCAACAAGCATAGAACCTTTGGCAAATATTGAGCGTTGGGAGGAAGTAGACCAATGGAGTAAGTCAACACCTAAAGCAACCAAAGTAAAGCAGTCAGTATTTACTGAGGTTAAATGTGGATATAAGATAGTTCACGTTAACAGCGCTGAGAGTATTGATATAGTTGGTTATGGTCACGGAGTGGATAGTCAAGATAAGAGCGCAGGGAAAGCGACTACATACGCACTTAAAAACGCTCTACTGTATTTATTCTTAGTTCCAACGGGAGCAATAGATGACACGGACAACACCCATTCAAATGATGTACCTACTCCACAACCAAAGCAAACAAAACCAAAGATTAAAGATATGAAGGCAGCAAAAAGTGCGGTTTACAAAGGAACTGTTACGGTATCACAGTTGTTTGAGAAGTACGATTTGACATTAGATCAGATTGCAGATTTTAACGAAGTAATAACTAAAAAACAATAATTATGAGTAGTTCAAGCAGAGAATTTTTAATGATGCGGGAAGAAGAGGAAACGGGTCAATTATATGTTCCTTCTATTTCCAAAAAAGAGATCAAAGTAAAAGCAAAAGAAGATTCAGATCTTTTGCTAGATGAAGGTGAGTTAGATGTAGCTGAAGTATTCACAGATGCCACGAGAGTAGCTGAATATTTGGCTGAATTTATAAAGAATATCAAGCCAAGCATTAACGAAAGTGAGTATGGTAAGAGTTACGACACTAAATCGGCTAACATATCCTTTAGAAACACGGGTGACCGTTTAGATTACGAACAGGATGAAGTGTATAAAGAGTTGAAAGAACAGTTGAAAGCGCGTGAAGCATTGCTTAAAATGGCATACAAATCTAAAGACAGTATCTATGATGGTGAAGCTGCGGAGGTGATGAGAGTTGGTGTTAAGACAGCTGGTAAAGAAACTATAGTGATTAAATTTTAAAAACAAATAAGCATGAATTTAGAAGGAAAAGTTTACAAAGTACAAGACGAACAAATCATAAGTGAGAAGTTCAAGTTGAGAAAGTTAGTAATTGAGCAAAGTGGTAACTACCCTCAATTTATAGAGGTGCAGTTCACACAAGACAGATGCGATCTATTAAGCTCGGTTAATGTAGGTGATGAGGTAAACATACATATTAACGTTCGTGGTCGTTTATGGACTGGTAATGACGGTGTGGAGAAATGTTTCAACACTCTCGAAGGTTGGAAGATTGATAAGGGATCGGTAGTTGAAACACCAACGATGGACGAGCTTCCAAGAGAAGACGACGCTGATTTGGCATTTTAGAAAATAGGGGGGATGTAGTGTCCCCCTTTAAAAAACAATTATGAAAGAAACATTAAAATATTTAGACGAAATTATTGACAAATACGACTTAAAAAAGAAGTCACGAAAGCGAGAGTTGATTTACAATAGGCAATACTTCTCATACTTTTGTATTAAAGTGTTGTCATTTACATATGAAATAACAGGAAGCTTAATAAATCAAAGTCATTGTACTGTGATTTACAGTGTGAAGCAAGTTAACAACGCTATTGAAATGAATGATGAGATATTTCACTCATCAACGTATTCGATTTATAATGAACTTACAAATTGTCCGATTCCAATAGACACGCAAATCCCTATTGAGGGTAATGAAAATGTATTTCTAACATTGATTAATAGGTTATTTGAAGTAAAAGATATGGAGGACGTGCAGGGTTTAAAAGCATACGTGAATGAAAACATTAACCCAAAAATGTTGAAATAACGTTAAATATAAAAACAGAAAATTATGGTACTTTGGCGATTAGACGAAGCACTAAAGTAGCCTTGCACATAACTATCTGATTATAAATAAACTTAATAAATATAACAAATGACTGAATTAAACGAAAACCCCACATTACCTATACACGGTGTTATGGGCAGTTTTATTAAAGAACTAAATTGGATTGATAAACCGAAAAAAAAGGCTTCTGATATTTATAAGGTAATGGCTGATGCTGAATTGCCGATGCCACATACAGTAGGTAATGCACATATTGAAATAACAGAACAAACTTACCCATGCAATTACTATGAAGCTACTTTATGGTGCTTTAACCGAGGGACAAAAGTATCGGAAGGTAATTCTATTATTGAATGTAAAAAGAAGGCTTTTGAATGGTGGTCTAATTTTGTATGTGGTTTTTTAAATTGCCCATAACAAGCGAATAAACTCCATTAAATGTGTAATTAAAAAAAATAAAATGAAAGAACCAAAAGTTGAAAACTTCAAAACCGATCAAGAATACTACGATCAAATGAGAATATACGAAGAGTTTCGAGAGCTTGAAGAATGGCGTAAGGGAGGTACAAGACTATTTCTGTTGTATATGCTCGTCGGGATTGCAACGATTATAGGGGTGGGGTTGTTATTAATTTAATTTAAGTATATTTGCATTATGGCTTTTAATTTAAAAATACAAGGTAATTTCTTCGTAATCTACGATACAGTAGCGAGGTTAGATATTATACGTTCTCCGAAATCGAACACTAGATATTTATTTAACGATTCAGAGACACCGTCTATTTACTCATTTTATGAGATTTCAAAATCAGGCTCAGTTTTTTCTAAAAAATCCCCAGTATTTGAATTTACAGATTTAATTGACGACAGAACAGATTTAGCATTTACGAGTGATGCTGAGTTAAATGAATTTCTATCTACTAATATCGGTGATTTTTTTTTGGGAAGTGAGATAGACAAAGAGTCGTATGGAGATTTTGATATAAAATACGCACTAACGAATATTTTAACAGAGTTTATCGACGTTGTTAGCTTATTTGATAAGTCTAAACCACTTACTAAATTTGGTAGAAACGACAATATAGGCACAACCTCGGCAACTATAATGACGCTCCCTGCAGGAATATTAAATGAAACCTATGTTTCCACGAATATAATAGACACTATTAGTTCTTCAGACGCTGCCGACACGCAAGACATAAATGTAGAGGGTCACACAATAGATGGTAGTGGTGACTTTACATTCGTTGAGCAAACGGCTACTTTAAACGGACAAACAAAAGTAGTATTATCAACGCCCTTGGCGCGAATAAACAGATTAACTAATTCAAATGGAGTTAATACCGTAGGCACTATTTATTGCTATGAAGACACTCCTATAACATCAGGAGTGCCAACAGCTAGTGAAAAGGTTCATTGCATGATTAACTCAACAAGAAATCAGAGTCAAAAAGCAAGTACTACTATTTCTAAGAATGATTATTGGTTGGTTACTAAGCTCTATGGCGATATTTTAGAGAAAACAGCGTCTTATGCGGATGTTGTTTTAGAAATCAGGTATAAAGGCAAAGTGTTTTTAAATAAAATTGAAGTTGGAACAGCGGCAAATGGTGGTAGAATAGAGCATTTTTTCAAACCTTTACTTGTCATACCTCCAAATTCAGACGTTAGACTTACATCAACAGCGGATGGAGCAGGGACAACAGTATCGGGTGGCATACAGGGGTATTTAGGAATTATTAAAACTTAAAACAATGAAGAAAATCATAGCATTTATTAAGAACGGATTTCATTTATTAGTTGGATTTGTATGGTCGGTATTAATTTACTTTCTATTCGTATTTGATAACGCAAGTTCAATATTAAGCCCACGATCGAAACCATACTTTAAAGAGTTTTACGTCTATCATAGGTGGCAAAAGTTAGCTTTAATAAGGTTAGTGTTGTTTATTTTTGTATATTTAATTATATTATGGCTAACGGATTAGGAGACACAATAGAATGGATTACAACGAAGACAGGAATAAAAAAACTTGCTCCTAAAAAGTGTGGTGCTTGTGAGAAACGTAGGCAACAACTAAATAAGTATTTGCCTTATAAAACTAAGAAACAATGAAAAAATTAACATTAATATTATTCGTAGGACTTTTAGCGTAGTGCAATAAAGAACCGATTGAGAAAACAAGTGTAACAACAACTGAATCAACCTCAGAATGTGATGTTGGATATTGTAAATCTACTTACAAGTCTTGAAGCAAAAGACAAGCCTATTGACAATAAGTGTGTGCGAGGAGATAAGATAGGCGGTATAAATGGTTTTTATGTTCCTAAAAATTAAAATATGAAAGAAATAGAATTAGCACTTCGACTATTAACAGAAATAACAGATACTGAGATAGTAGATTCGCAGGAGTATGAAGATGGTATTAACGCATTGGTTGATTTAAAAGAGAAATTTAATAAAGATTGAGTTATGGGAGCACCTAAAGGAAATAGTTTTTGGAAGTCTCGATCAAAACATGGTCGTGATAAGTTATTCGATACACCTGAATCATTACTTGAATCAGCAACAGGTTATTTCCAATGGTGTGATGAAAACCCATGGGAATCAACGAAATCAGTAATTTCAGATAAAGGAGATATATTTGAAACAAAGCCAGTTCAAAGACCTTATACTAAGTCGGGTTGGTATCATTATATAGGTTGCTCAAAGACGTGGTTAGTTGAGTTTAAGAAGGTTGCAAGTAAAGATTTTTTGATAGTCATTAGTGAAATCGAGGACTTTATAGAAAATCAACAATGGGAAGGTGCTGCTGTTGGGGCGTTTAACGCTAATATTATAGCACGTACGTTAGGACTTAAAGATAGTCAAGACGTAACCACTAAAGGAGAGTCAATGAACACACCTACCCCGATTAGTTTTGTCGATAAAAGCAAAGAAGATGAGTGAAGAAATACTAACAGAAGAAGAAAAACAAAGGGTTGCTGACTTAGCACGCAGCGAAGCTATTGAGAAGATGAAGCTAAAGCCTAAATTCAAAGCATTACCGAGAAATAAAAGACGTGAACTATTACGTGAATGGCAGAAGAAATAGTAATTTCAGATAAATTCGCACCACTATTTAGGCTTTTATCTTGTAGGGATGAAATAAAGAATGGCAATAAATCCGAATATCTTAAAGAATTATCTTTAGTTCATACTGTTCTTATCTCAGGAGGTCGGGACGCGAGTAAGTCCTATACTACTGCTTGTTTTGAGATTATTGCAGCTGCTGACTTCAATCATAGAATACTATCCACAAGGTACACACTTACATCAACTGATAATTCTATAATTAAGACGTTAGTAAATAGAGCTGAAGATCTAAATAAAACAACTGATTTTGACTTTCAAGCAAAAGAAATCTACTCGATCAAAGGAAAGGGGTTAATTTCTATCACAGGACAGAAAACATCTTCAGGAAATCAAACCGCTAAACTAAAGTCTATTGAAGATTACTCCATGTTCTTAACGGATGAAGCTGAAGAACTACTTTCTTATGAGGAGTGGGTTAAGATTAAACGGTCAATTAGAGCCAAAGACGTGCAGCCATTGTCTATTTTAGTATTTAACCCACCAACAAGAGAACATTGGATAGCACAACGGTTCTACAAGAATGTTCCTGATGGGTTCTGTGGCATCATTGACAATGTAATGTATATTCATTCCACTTACTTAGATAACGGTAAGGAGAACATGGCTGACAACATTTGGCTCGAGTATGAAGCACTAAGAAAACAATATGAATATTACGAAAGTCTAACGAATGAGGAGCGAGAAATATGTGAATTTGAGTTAAAAAGAGATTGGGAGGACTATAAGTATAGGATATTAGGAGGGTTTAAACGACAGGCGGACGGTGTTGTATATGATAGATTTGAAATTGGTGAGTTTAGGGATGACTTAGATTATGAGTATGGCTTAGACTTCGGCTCTAACGACCCTGATGCACTTACTAAGGTAGCTATTGACTTCAAAGAAGAAACTATCTATATTAAACAATTGTATCATAAAAACAATACTTCATTTGAGGGGCTGTTTCAAGTGTTAAAAACAAATGTAGGTTATGATGGTTTGATTGTAGCAGATACGAGTGGTCGTAGGCTTATAAATGACTATTATAACATGGGTTTAAACATTAAGAAAGCCCACAAACAAGACAAGGTAGAGCAATTAAAACACTTAAAAGGATGGAAATTAGTAGTTGACCCTAACAGTCCTGACTTAATAGAAGCATTCAATAATTATTCATGGCATGATAAGAAGTCGGGAATCGTTAAACATGATTATTCGGATTTAATGGACTCTTGGCGCTATGCAGCATACGACCAAATTAACCCTGTTGTTGGAATAATGTAACTCAAAAACAATGATTGATAAAAATAATACGTAAATTTGATAAATATTCCAAAATAAATGATTACACCATACGAGATAATTCAATTAATTAAAGCTAATGCTTCAGTTCCTTCGTGGGTAATTACTGCACGTGAGACTAATGCAGAACTTAATGCCCTTGTATATGGAGAGAACTTCAAAGAGTTGTTGATTAATAATATCGAAAAGATTGAGGACACAAATAGGGCAATTGCTCGTAAGAAATATTCTTATGACACACGTGATTTATTCGCTCGAATAATGGAGCCTAGAAATAATGTATTTGCTGCTGATGGAGGTTCTGAAAATTGGAGGGATGAAATCAATGAAAAACGTATTGAGGATATTAAAACATATTTCCAAAACTTCAAAGGTGGTAAATCTATTGAGAAATACATGGCTGAGAGTTACTTTCAGTTGTCAGATATTGACCCTAATGGATTGATATTCTTAGAATACAAAGCAAACGATGAAGGCTTAGCAGTCTATCCTACTTACAAATCAATTCAAGACATTAGAACATACGAATGTAAAGGACAGTCAGTTAAATGGGTTCTCTTTGAGCCTTACGAGGTAACCAAGAAAGGAGACGTTTATAAAGTTTGGCGATTCGTAGATAAGGACGTAGACTATTCTATCATGCAGCGTAGACAAAGCTATGAGTACATGGATGAAGAGAGCTTCATTAATGACTTTAGAACAGTGCCAGCGGTTATTCTTTCACCAATTCAAAAGATAGGCACAAACATACGCTTATCATGGTTGTTCTACATTCAAGAACTATCCAAAAAGTACGCTCGTGATGTATCTATTAAGACGCTATACGAGTTCTTACAAGGTTTCCCAAAGCATTGGAGGTATGTTGTGATGTGCATGAAGTGTAGAGGTAACGGAACACAAGATGACGGAGGTAAGTGTAATAAATGTTCGGGTACTGGTGAACTACGTAAGGGTGATGTAACAGATGAAATTCGCGTACCTATTCCAAACGATAAAGATCAACCGGTTGTTGCTCCAAACATAGCAGGGTTTATATCCCCTGACTTGGACACTCTGAAACACATGGAAGAAAGCCGTGTATCTTTAGAAAGCCTTATTGAGTATACTATGTGGGGAACGCAAACGGTTACACAAGGGAATAAGAATGAAACGGCAACAGGTAGGTACTTAGACGTTCAACCATTGATTAATAAACTCCATGTATTCTCGGATTCAGCAGAAGAGGTTGAAAATATGTTAGCGGGCTATGTAATTGATCTTGTTGACACGCTCGATAAAGACGGTTCAATTTACACTAAGACATACGGGCGTAGATTCATTATTGAAAGCCCTGACGTTTTGTTAGACAAATACAATACTTCAAAGGAGAAAGGCGCACCGATAACTATACTTGACAAGATGTTAGAAGAAATAATATCGAGTAAGTATAAGAATGATATGGTAATGCGCTCTAAGATGCGTAAGAAGTCAGCTATTGAGCCTTATGTTCACTATGGAGTGCAAACTATATTTGACATATTCGGTGCTGAAGAAGCTGAAAAGAAAACTATGTTCACTAATTGGTGGGTAAATGAAGCAAATCAAATGGATGATGAAAAGACTTTGAAGGCAGCATTTAAAGAATGGTTTAAAATGAATAAAACAGTAATTATAAAAACAGAATTATGATATACGAATGTAAAGAGAATGATTGTATAATTGAGATGGGTAAAGATGAAAGTGAAGTACTTATCTATGCAAAAGGAGATACAGTAAAAACAGTTATAGGATTAAAGGATTTAAAGGGGGCTTTTAAAAAATTTGAACTTATAAACACACCAAAAGACCAACTAAAAGAAGAGTTAAAAGAACAGGACCCTTCATTCAGCAATGATTAAATTGATAGTATGGCTAGATGCTTACGTGAAGGGATATAATAAAACAGTAATAATTAATAATCAAAACACAATAGAATGAGACAATTAAGTAAAAAAGAAGAGCAGTTCTTGATCGAAAACCAAATTATTAAAGGTGTTCAATATCGTAGACACCTTGGTAGAGGTAATTCAGAAACATCAGTTGAAAGCGAGAAATTATGTGAACGAGTTGTAACAGCTAAATATGTTCGTGAAGTATGCAGTCAAGACTTAGGAGACTTTGTAATTGACTTTGAAGGGACTGAGCAGTATTTAAAGGACGCTCAAAAACGTAAAGAGTTCTTAGTTAAGAAAAGAGCAGCTGAAAAACTTGGAGACACTAAGTTGTTGAAGTCATTAGTAAGTGGTATAACTGAAGATGATGACGAAGATTTGGACGAGTTGAGAGATGAATATATTGAGGTTGTTGGTAGAAAACCACATCCAAGCATGAAAGCTGCGAAAATGCAGAAAGCAATTGACAAGGCGAATGAATCAAAAGAAGATTAATAACTAAAAAATAAAGATATGAAATTCAATATTAACGGAAAGGTAGTGGAAATTGATAATGAAGAGTTAACAAAAGCCATTGAAGAGAAAAAAGAAGAGGTATCAATTAAGAATGAAGATTTATCTATTCGATCAAAAGATGAAGAAACTAAATTCATTGAGAACTTAAAAAAGGAAACAGGAAAAGCGAGCCTTGAAATGGCTATTAAGGAGACGCGTAACGACTTAGAGTTGGACTTTCAAGGTAAGACAATGGAAAACCTAATCGAAGCATTAAAAGCGAAGCATAAGACTGAGTTCTCGAAAGCACCAACCGAGCAGTTAAGCCAACTTGAAAGCGACTTAGCACAGCTTAAAGAAAAGAATAAGCAATTGCAAAGTGACTATGATACGTCGACAGGTGAGTTTGATACGTATAAAAAAGGATTAAAGAGACGCTCTGAGATTGAAAAGAACTTGCCTGACAATATGATCCTGCCTAAAGAAGATATGTTATCATTAATTGATAATAAAATAAAGACATCAGTAGATGAAAATGGTCGTGTTGTGGTAATGGATGATGAAGGAAATGTAAAGAAGGATGACAACTTAGAGCCTATACAGTTATCTAAAGCCTTTGAAGAGTTCTTTACAACCAATAAGCAATACATTAAAGCTCCTGAAGGTGGTAGAGGTGGCGGAGATAGTTCTACTGAGACTAACAGTAAGTCTATTGAAGCATTTGACAAGCGTATGGACACTAAGGGTGTTGGGCGCAATTCAGTTGATTACAACAAAGAATTAGCAGCAGCACAAAAAGACGGTTCATTAGTGGTATAACAGTTGATTATTGCATTTGAAGAGGGTGTTTCTTAATTGGAGCATCCTTTTTTTGTGTTTAAATGAAAATAAGTTCAATAGTGTTTGTTATATCGAATATGTTTACTTATATTTGTACCAACGATAACAATTAAAGCTTTATATTATGAAAAACGTTAACACAAGATTTATGAGAGCAAACCAAGACACGGAAACATTAGTTTTTGACTCGTTAGTTGAAGAGAATGGAATGAGCGAAGTGTGTAATAATGATTTTTCTTATGAAGACGCTTTGTTTTCAGATGGTTTTGTTGATGCTTTTGAAGATGGTTCTTTGCCTATTCTAGGTAGCGAAGTAAATGTTGAAGCGTGGGACAAAAGACATGGAGGTAGAGAATACCACCACGCTATTTTAAACGACGAATGTTATGTAATATTCTTTAACTAAATAACTATGACAACACACGAAGAGATCACAGAAGTAATTAACCAAATGGATTTAAACCGTCCATTCACGCTATCAATCACAGAACTAAGTAGACAATGCTACATGGTTCGATTGGAGTGCGACACGCATCACTTAACGCATAAGGTGTTTCAATCTGAGTTCAATACTATGAGTGCTGATGTATTGGACTTTATATGTACGGATGAATATACAGAATTTACATTAAAAACTTATGAATTATGAAAGATAAAACAAATAAATATAAAACCTATTATTAAATAAATAACACTATCTTTGTAAAAGTGGATTGTAGTCAACATTTAGCGGTGTTGGTGATGTCTTTCTCCTATGTAGGCGTGCCACTTCTTTTTAAACCATAGGGGATTAAATACATAGGATATGAGTAAATCAATTCAAGAACAAAGAGATAAGATCAGAGCCGAAAGGAATCCTAAACGATTTCATGATGTTAGGCGTTTAAAAATAAATAGCAACAAGATCAAGGCTAAGAATAAAAAGCAGAAAATCAAAGATGTTTATAGGGCTGTTGAAGAACTTTTAGGTGAAGATTATTATTTGCCTAAGAAAAAAAGAAACAAAAAAAAGAAACGTGTAAAACGTGACTACAAAAAGTTACCCAAAGAACTGACTGATAGACAAATAAAGTATAGAGATTACCTTTTAAGTTCTGAATGGGTGCAATTAAGAATTGATTTAATAAAGTTTAGAGGTTATATTTGTGAAAGATGCCCTAATATTAAAAACCTTCACGTACACCATAAGCACTACGATAACATATTTAATGAAGAGCCTGAGGACTTAGAGATAATTTGTTCATCATGCCACGCTAAAGAACATGGTAAAAAGAAGTAGTTCAAGGTAATAGGGACGGTATATCAAATCAGTAAATAAACAACAAAAACCCATTTAGTTAATTCTATTTGGGCTTTTTTATGCCTTGTAATGTTAAATATTTAACACATTGTTTGTTTTCTAGCTTTATACTTCGTAAACTTGTAAATGAAACTGGGATAGTTTCAAGACCCATTCGAGCAGGACGCTCAGCAATTACTTACAAATCTTAAAATTAAAACAAAATGGCAAATTACACAGCGTCCAATCTTGCGGTTGGTCAAGCTAAATTAAACAGCGCTTTCCAAAATGGAGAAATGCGCCACAGAGACCCCGTAGTATGGAAATCATTGTTAGGCAATCAAATGCTTGCAACTCCAAACTACGAAGCACTTAGAACACGTGAAGACCGTTCTTATGAGGTGAATTTCTTCAATCGTACAAGTAGAGCTTTAGGAACAGGTAGAACACACAACCCAGTTGGGGCTAGAGGTGACTCTTCTATCATTACTCCATCTTTTGCTACTAAGTCAGATGCTTTTGCTAATTCAATTAAGCAAGCGGATAACAGTATTTATAGTTTGCAGGAAGAGTTTAACGAGCAAATGATGAACACAGTAATTAACTTTGTTGAAGGTCTTGAGGACTTGTCAGCGAATTTCTTATTTAACAATCGTTCAGGAGTTAACGGAGTAACACAAGAAGGTGCTTTTAGTGCTGCAAATGATGTATTCGAAATAGCGGCTGCAGATGAAGAGCGTGCAATTCAAATTACTAAGACAGTGATGGACATTCTTAAATACCAAGGTACTGCTTTGGATATTTATTGTGACACTATTTCTTTCAACAAGTTTGAGTATTTAAGAGCGCAAGGTGGTGCTAACTCAGTTAACACGGCTTATCAGTTTGATTCAGGAGGTTTAACTTTCTATCATGTTCCTGATATGAATGCAGAAGTTGCGGCTTTAGCTGCTGGTATTTATAACCAAGGGTTCTGGATTGCTGCACCTAAAGGAATGACGGTAGCACTTGATTGGATTCCAAAACAAAATAGAAACGGTGTTGCTTCAGTTGCTAATCGTGAATATGGAAACATAATCAATCCTATTGATGGAGCAAACTATGCTTTATACAAGAAGTTTGAAGCGAGCGATGAAACGGCAAACAACGGATTTACTCAGGACATCCTAGAGACTACTGAAATATCTATTGATGTTGCTTTTCAAGATGCTCCACTTACAACTGCTGGTGAAACTATTTTACAAGCGTTTGCAATTCAATAATGATTAATCCAAATAAAATAAGGTCTTCAGTTTCGGGGTTGGTGGGTATCCATCAACCTTCGGACGTTGATTTTGCTTTATTTGATGCGTTATCTTTAAGCTCAGTTAGTGGGTACTATGTGGATGAGATACCTCTTTTTAAGGGTGAATATTTCATTAACTCATTTTGTGCCAAGGATGATTCGACAGTTCAAATCAATGAGAAGTTTCAACAGTTAATAGGTGATGCTGCTGTATCAGTTGTTAATCGTGTTTACAATAAAGTAGATTACATTGATCGAGAGATATTTTACTCTCACGCAATGAACTTTACTAAGTTGCAGAATAACTTAAAGAATGGTTTTGTTGGTTATCGTTTGCAAGTACCTGAGAATAAGAATTGGGCGTTCAAGATAAATAGACTATGGATAGAAGTTGATGGTGGTGGAGATGTGGATGTTGTGCTTTATAATACGCATAGTTTCGACCCAATTGAGACTATCACAGTAACTGTAAACCCTGCTCTAAAGAGTCAAGAGGTTGTGTTAAATTGGGCAATAGACAACGAAAGTTTCTATAAAGGTGATTGGTACATTGGATATGTTTATGATGGTACACTTATTCCTTACGAGCGAGAGTATAATAACTCAAACACTCGTAACGATGTGCGCGGACTTGATTGGCGTTCCGTATCATTCCCTAACCACAATACAGCAACGCTTCCTGACTTAGATGATGAGTATGATTTAGGCGGTGAGTACAATGGGCTTAATTTAGATGTAACAACGTATATTGATTATACGAACTTTGTAACTCAAAATACGTCTTTATTTGCTCGCGCTATTCAGTTACAATCAGCTATCCAAGTGCTTCATGGATTTGTTGCTTCCAATCGTTCTAACTCGGATGAAAGGTATGCTTCACAAATGAAGTCAACCATCTTAGCATCCCTTAAAGGGACACGTGGAGATGGTATAAATGAAACAGGTTTAACCAACATTTTAGCGTCCGAGATTACAATGATTCGTACAGAAATCGAAAAGTTGCAAACAGGACAGAATGGTGGGGACAGCATAATGGTAAGTACACTATCATGAGTTTGATCCAAAAAAATAACTGCAAAGGGATTGATTGTTCGATACAGTCTTTTCAAGGGCAACTATATTCCAAGTTACAATTAATTTGGGGTGCTGACTGGCTATGTTACCCGCGCATTTACAAAACCATGAATAAAGGTCAAGACGGTAACACGTTTTTTAAACCTGAGTACATGGATGGAACTTTTGAGTATGAAACCGACACGCTGTTCAATGACAAGGTAGATGTAGTTTCCTTCTTTTTAGCAGGCGACTCATTCGATTTGTCAGAGACTAGACCAACAGGAACGATAAGTTTGATCTTCTCTTGTGATGTGACTAAGTTATATCCTAATGTTTTACATAAAGCCGATGAAGAAATGCACGTGGACATATTAAACACGGTAACTGAAATCGGTGGTACTTCATGGACATTACAGAACATTGAAACAGGAGTTGACAATGTATATAGTGAATTTAAAAAAGAGGGCTTAGAATGGAGTAGTATAAGCCACAGACACCTTGTAAGGTTAAACTTCGAGGTAAACTACTCAACAAATTGTTAATAATTAAAATTTAGAAAAAATGAGTGAATTATGTGTAACGTGTGATGGTAAGTTGTCAAACACAGGTATTCCAGCAGGCGCTAAGCCTTTTGGACTTGTGCAAGGTTTGTATATCGTCCCTAACGTAGCCGACGACGGCACAAAAAATGGTTTAGACGTAACGTCTGGAACTGTTGGGGCTGACTTCTTAGCAATGGTTCAAAATGCTGACCCATCAAAAAGAGCATATCCAATCTTAGGATTGTCTAACTTTGTTGAAGAGCAAGGAGATACTACTTTTGAGACTGACGATATTGGACGAAGAAATAAAATTAGAGATGGTATTCGTACAGTTAAGTTTGAAAAAAGAGGTGTTACAACACAGTTTTTCGGGAAAGTTGAGAAACTTTGTGTAGACGCAGGTGTTTATCTTGTTGATGAATGTGGCAACCTTAGAGGTACTTTGGATGGCGACAACCTTTATCCAAGACAACTTAATGTGAACAGTTACGATGCTAACTTCAATATCACACTTGCTGAGAGTGCTTCAAAAGTTCTTATTGAGTTTGATTATGATTTCGTTACAAAAGACAAGAACCAATACTACATTGATAGTGCTGCATTCAACTCTTTTAACCCACTTCTTTTGAAAGGTTTAGTTGATGTGAATATAGTTTCAAGTAACATTGTTGCAGGTGGCGTTGATGTTCAATGCAACTTTGATTATGGAACGGCAGGTGATTTAATGCCATTCACAGGTGCATTGCCAGCTGCTTTCACTTTGTATAACAATACAACTGATTTAGCGGTAACTGTTACAGGAGCAAATGAGAGTGTAGTTACTCCTGGTCTTTATACCTTAGCGTATGCAACTCAAACATTAAATGACGTTATTCAGCCTTCAATCTTCCGAGCAGCTACGGTAGAGGGTGTTAATGGTTTTGAAGGTACTGGTGCTACATACTTAGCAAACGGTATATAATATGGACTACGTAAAATTAGGTGGAACTAGCATCTTAGTTGATCGGCTGCGAGATAGACAACTTGAAGATGTGTTAAAAGAGTTCTCCGCATTTCCTGCATCAAAAGTGGAAGCACTTTGGAAAGAGGTCTGTAAAAAGCATGGAAAACCAAAGAAAATAGTTTCCAAGTCTTCTAAGAAAAAAGACAAAGGAGAAGATTAATTTCGAGGGGCAGGCATTTAGTTTGCCCCTTTTTTTAAACCTTGAAATGAGTATAGGTAACACGAAGTTGGATAAGATGTTAGATAGAGGTGAGCGATTAAGTGACCTCGAAGCATGGTTTAGCACTTTTACGCCTACTGTTAAGAATAAGATTATTCGATGGATTCAAGAAGATCAATTAACGAATCAGGGAATAGGAGCAGATGGTGAAGTTATCGGTTACTATTCTTATACAACTGAATTAATAAGTGGTGGTGAAAAACAAGAAGGCGACCCTTATACATTAGATGACACAGGCGCATTTTATCAGTCGATGTTTGTTGTTGTTTTAAGAGATGCGGTGGTGACGGAAGCCGACCCAATTAAAGGGAATGATAATTTATTTGAGAAGTACGGTCAAAACATCATAGGATTGACTGAAGGAAACATAGTGAAGTTGCAAGAAATATTAAAAACAAGTTACATTGAATATATCAAAAAAACATTACTTAGAGCTTGACGAATTACCACTTCACAACTGGGAAAAGTGCTTAGAAGGTGATTTTAAGTATATGTGTGAGCGCTCAATTAAAGAGTGGGGTAACGCAGAAGTACAAGCATTTGAAGTGATTTATGATAAGTACATTCAAAGGTATGGTTTAGGGGATTTATATGACGAGTATTTAGCACTTAAAAAGACTATCGCATTATTAGAACTTAGTTATGTGGAGACAGGGGACACGTTTATTCTTAATCAGATAAACATTGAGAAGGTTAATTTAATAGCATTAGAGCCGACAAGTGAGGGCGGGATGACAATCGGGCAAATAGTTGTCCATCTTAGTAAATGGATGGGTACATGGATAAACAAGAAACAAATTACAGTTGAAGAATACAAATCATTATTAGAGGAATATGAGCGCAATCAAAAAAAGTGATTTAGTAACAGGAGACCCGCTAAAGGACTTACGTAACTCTATTAAGAAAACTAAGTCTGGTTTAGAAAAGTATAACAATGAACTTCGCGAGTCAGCTAAGTTGCTAAAAAATGATATTAATAATACCAATACTAAGAGCGCTGCGGGTATTAAGAAATTAAACGTACTTAATCAAAAGGCATCAAAACTCGTAAAAGATAAAACAAACAACACTAAGAAGTTAACTATTTTAGAGCAAGAGCAATTAAAACTTGAAAAAGGTATTGCAAAAGCGAAGGCACAGAAAAACCTTGCAACTACTAAAGAAAACAAAGAATTACAGAAACTTAGAAACGAAAAGAATAAATTAAATAAGGCTACTCGTGATGAGGTTAAACAATTAGACAGAAATAAAAATGCTTATACTAAACTATCCGATTCAAGCAGAAGGTATAAGAATGATTCAAAACGATTAGGTGCTGAACTATTGCATTTAGAGCAATCAGGAAAAAAGAATACTTCTCAATTCAAGAAACTTGAAAAGGAATATGGAGATGTTACGAATAAGGCGCGTACAACAGACAAGCAACTAAAGAAATTAGATAGTACAGTAGGAGACAATCAAAGAAAGGTTGGTAACTATGCAAATGCAAATCGTAAACTTTCAAGTGCATTAGGTGCATTGGGAATAGCAGCAGGTGTTGGTGCAGCATTTAGAAATGTAGGCGGTATAATAGTTAAATTTAATCAAGCGCAAGCAGATTTACTAGCTATCTCAGGTAAAAGTAAAGAGCAGCTTTCAGGATTAACTAAGCAAGCAAAAGAACTAGGTGAAACAACACAATTTAGTGCTACTGAAATAACAGGATTACAAATTGAGCTTGCTAAATTAGGTTTTACTACTCAACAAATAACTGAAAGTACGGGAGGTATTGCCGATTTTGCAGCAGCAACAGGTGTGGAAATACCAAGAGCAGCGGCATTAGCAGGGTCAGCATTAAGAGCGTTTGGATTAGAAGCGACAGATATTGATCGTGTTACATCTACATTAGGTGTTGCAACTACTAAAACAGCACTTGACTTCGCTAAATTAGAAGCAGGACTTTCAACAGTCGCCCCAGTAGCAGCATCATTTGGATTCTCAATTGAAGATACAACCGCGTTATTAGGTCAACTTGCAAATGCGGGGTTTGATGCGAGTAGTTCAGCAACTGCAACTCGTAACATATTATTAAACTTAGCGGATGCAAATGGAGGCTTAGCAAAAGAATTAGGTAGACCAATTAAAAGTGCTGATGACTTAGCGGGCGCATTAGCTGAATTAGAAGCAAAAGGAATAGATTTAGGTAAAGCATTAGAATTAACAGATAAGCGTTCGGTTGCAGCGTTTTCTACTTTTATGAACGGTGCAGACAGTTTAGTTACTTTGCGTGACTCTATAACAGGAGCGAATGAAGAGCTTAAAGCAATGGCTGAAAAGCGATTAAACTCTGTTAGTGGTGCTGCAAAACTATTCGCTTCAGCTTGGGAGGGTGTTGTTTTAGGTATGGATGATGCTCTTAGCGCATCTGATGGGCTGCAAACAGCTATTAAGTTCTTAGCAACTAATTTAAGTACAATACTAGGTGTAATAGGAAAAGTAATAGCTTCATTCTTAATATACAAAGGTGTTTTAATTGCTATAAATATTCAACAAGCATTAGCTGGAAGAAGTGTTAAGGATTTGGTTAAAGGATTTTTCAACCTAAAGAAAAGTGCGGACGGTGCAGCTAAGTCGTCGGGTAAAATGGGTAAAACTTTAAAAGCTATTGGTTGGGCTGCTTTAATTGGACTGGCTATTGAGTTGGCTTTAGCTTTTTATGATATTGCAAGCGGTGCAGCAAGAGCGAGATTTGAAGCTGAACTATTAGAAAAAGCACAGGCGAGATTAGGAGGACTTGCTACTAAAAACATAGATGCTATTAATAAAAGTTTAGATGATAGACTGAAGATAATACAGCAACAGAGGGAGTTGAACAATATAACAGCAAAAGAAGCTAAAGAACAAAGTGAAGCTGCTATTATGCAAGCAAGAAAACAATTTATAAATGAAAAAATATTTAATGAAAAAAAAATAAACGATACCCAAAGAGCCATAACAGCACTTGATAAAGCTATTGATAAGGCTGCTGAAGGGTCTCTTTTAAGCAGGGAGTTTATAGAAGATCAATCAGACTATTTTAGAAAGTTTGGTTTAAATATGGAGGACTTTTTTGGTGGGGATGAAAACTTTATAGAAGGCTTGCAAGGAATGAAGGCAAATTTAGAAGTTTTAAAAGGAACTACAAAATTATATGACAATGAGATAGATAGGTTGTCAGACGACCAAGCTGAACTTAACCACCAATTTAAAGTAGGGGAAAAATCTTTGAAATCAAACACAGATGCAACGAATGATAATGCTGAAGCTAAAAAAAGACTCAGAGTTACCACAGAAGAACTAAATGATGAGTTAAATAAAGAGCGTGAAGATTTAGATAAAATTGCAGCCGATGAAGAGATAGCACAAGAAAATGATGCAATAGCTGAAGGTTTAACTAAGAGACTAACACTTATAAATGATGCTGAAAGAGCGCAAACAATATCTGAAGAAGACGCAGCAGACCAAAGGTTAATTGCTCAAATAGATGCTTTAAATGCTAGAAGAGATATACTTCTTTTTTATGGTAGAAATACTATTGATATTGATAAAGAAATAAGTGCAGCACGTTTGCAATTATCTAAAGATTCAGCAGTAGAAGAAAAACAAATAGTAGAAGACAATCAAAAAGAGCTTTTAGACACCGTTAACTCCGTTCAAAAGAACATTACAAACGTTATACTAGAAGAAACGGATAAGCGTATTCAAGCACTTAAAGACGAGGTAAGCGCTCAAAAAGAATTACGTTCTTCACTACAAGCACAAGCAAATGCGGGAAATATAGATGCTAAAGATTCAATCAAAGAAACAATTGAACTAGAGCGACAGAAAGAAGCGGAAATTGCACGTCTTGAAAAGCGTAAACAACAAATACAATTGATTTCGCAAGGTCTTGAAACATACACGAGTTTAGTTTCGGGTGGTGAAAGCCCTGCAAATGCGTTCGCTCAAACCGTTATTACTTCTCAGGCTTTAATATCATTCTTGTCAGGATTGCAAGGGTTTAGGGATGGTACTGAAAACGCTCCTGAAGGCTATGCCATAACACAAGAAGATGGGCCAGAAGCTATTTTTAGTAAAGATGGTAAGTTAAAATCTAAAGGTAGTGATAAAGGTAGTCAGTTAACTTACTTGAATAAAGGGGATAAGGTTAAGACGGCAACAGATTCTGCAAGTATGTTCAAATCGTTCGACAACATGAACAACCTTAGTAAAGTGCCAAAACAAGATAACGCAGGGAATAGCTACGATTTGATGCAATTAGGCTCTAAGTTGGATAGAGTTGAGCAAGCTATTAAATCACAACCTCATAGCACAACTGACTGGGAAAATATTACAAAGAATTTAGGAGCAATTAGAACAGTCACTAATAAGGGCGGAGATACATTCACATCTAAACACTACGTTAAGAAATGAGCAATATTCGATATTTCCTAAATAACTTAGAAGTTAATCCTGCAAATGCGGGTGAAATTCAGTATCAGTTTAATTTTGGTAACAATAGAGATAAACAACAATTAGAACTTAGTGTTTCATCATTGATATTTGAACGTGAAGATTATACACGAGTGCAAGAGTGGAGGGCTACTTATGGCGACTACGTAGGTATGCCATTAGAGATAAAATACACAGACGGCACTACGATAAAGTACTTACTTGACTTTACGCAGGATTTGGTAGACAAGACACGCTCTATTGAATGTAAAGTAGTGCGCTATAAAGGTTGGGACAACTTCTTTGATCGTGCTGAAGGATTAGCGTTTCAAAACAGTAAGATTAATTGGGTTTCATCAGACTTTAAAGAAGTAGACTATTTAATTGTTCCAGAAGATTTGGTTGCAAAGTTTATAAGCCTTGCAATAGCTATATTTGTGCTTGCTAAGGAGCTTGCGGAGTCAATAGTTAATACATCAGAAGCCACGACCGTATTAATAAAAGCAAGTGTTCCTGTGGGCGCTCCTCCTGCTCCTGATTGGGGTGCTATTGTTGTTGCGGGTATTAAATTACTCGTTCTTATAGCATATACACTAGCTATAACACTAGCTTTGACTAATCTTATAAAACAACTTGTGGAGCTGATATTTCCAAGCCTAAGACAATTTAAAGCTATCACGTACAAGAACCTAATTAAAAAAGGAGTTGAATATCTAGGATTTACATTGAGCAGCACGCTATTAAATAGCATGAGTGGGCTTACTGTCCTACCAAAACCAACGGAAAAACAAGACCCAACACTATTTGAAAAGATGTTTTTTGAAGATACTTTAGCCTTTACCAATGGCTATCCAAGTGCGGACGATACCATCCCGACACTATCACTTGCAATTAAGGAGTTTGAAAAGTTGATGAATGCAGAAACACGCGTTGTCGATGGTGTGGTAACTATTGAAACTAAAGAGTTTTACGTAAATAACTCACAACAACAGATTTTAACAACTTTTAATGAGCAATCTGAATTACAAGATTCATCTTCTATTAATGCAGGCGCTCAATACAAACGATTAGTAGCGCTTTATAACACCGATTCGTTAGATATTAACACTTATGATGATAATGAAGGTACAGTTTCAGAGGTTTCGAGCGAAGTCATTAACAGCCCCGACCCTGACTTAGAGCTTATAAAGAACTACGTAGAATTACGCATGAGTTTTTCACGCGGCACTCGAAAGGATAAATTAAACTGGCTAGAAAAGATAGTAAAAGATTTGGCAGGCGCTATTGACTTATTCACAAGCGGTGGTGCGTCTGCTAAAATTAAGAATCGTAAGGGGGTTATGCAGATTAGTTCTCAGTACTTCACAAATACTAAACTACTGTATATGAGTGAAAGTAAATTATCTCAGAATCAAAACGATTTCATAGGTACGGATAAGATTATAGAGCGACATTTATCGGATTCAATTGTGAATAACCAAAAAGATGTATTTAAAAATATGCCTTTAGCGATGACAGAAAGTGAAATGTTCGGTCTTTTGGCAAATAATTTCGTAACTTTGGAAAGCGGTGAGGTAATTGAAGCTATAGGTGTTGCATGGTCTGAATATGACAACATTGCAAACATTGATTATACGAGAAAGAAAAATGCTGTAAATGTTGAAACGATAACATTATGAAACAAAACGATATAAATGATATGTTAGGAGACGTTAAAAAAGCATTAGCGGCAAATAATAAGTTACTAAGCGGCTGTTACGGTAAATTAGATTCATTGCAGCGAGACATTGAAAGTAATACTGATAAATTTAAGGATGAGGATTTGCAGCATTATAGAAAAGCAACGGAAGAAGTGAGAGAGCTTAAAAAGAAACTAAAAGACTTATAAAGTGGGATTAGGGATTATAAATAGACAATTTAAACAAGAGCAAAACGTAAACGGCAACACTTTTGCATTAGGGAATGTTTCTAAGAAAATCACAGAAACTTTTGGACTAGCTTTTGATTTTAGATTTGAGTCTTCTACTAGTGAATTAATAATGATAAATGATGAGTCGTCAATTAAGCTCTTGACTGGTGATTGGTCGGACAAAGGTTTTGTTTCGGGCGACGTTGTGACGCTTACTGGTTCAGTAGAAGACTCTAATGGTGGTGTTTTTGCGTGGACTAACTCAAGTCATACAATTCAAAATGTTCAAGGTAATATAATGAATTTTACTACAGGCATAACATTAGGATTTACCTCTCCAATTGGTGCTTTGATGCCACAAGGTCAGAACACACCGCTATTAGTAGTTAATACTTCAAGAACAGCACCCGAGCAAGTAACGTTTTACCATAATTTAATATTAAACGACGCAAATAGTTCTACTGGATCGCTTTTAGATGGTGAAGTAAATAAATTTGTAATTGAAGATACTGATACCATACCTATTAATGACTATGGTGTTATCATTCAAGAGGGCAACAAGTCAGGAGGTCGCTATGTTTTTTCTCAATGTTCATTTCAAAGAGCGCCTGACGTAGGGACTATAACTCAATATTTCGTTACAATAGTATATTTTTTACTCAGCTATGATGAGTCAAGTTTTGATAAACCTTCGTTCTTTGAAATTGGTCAATGCTTAAAACCTACTATTGAGATATACGGCTATCCTGAAGTTAATAATCCAAATTCAGCACTTAGTATAACGGCTTTTAATCCATTAGCAAATACAGGATGGGTTAACGAAAACTATAATGAAGGTATTAATGATTTCGCAGTTGATAGTCTTTCAATTACTAATTCAAGCGGCGACGCATTAAGTGAAATCGACCACAACCAAACTAATATCATATCGGCAATCGTAAGTGGTTCGGCAGATTTCTTAGATGAAATTGAGTGTGTATTTGAAGTAATACCTCCCGAAGATGACTTTGAGAACAACGAGTTTTCAAACTTAGATAATTCATTCCTAACCTACTTTAGAGTTGAAGCAGCGGTTGTTGACGAGCAGTTGTCATTTGGTAAAAATGGGGGCGCTATTCCTTCTTCTATTGAATCAATAACGAACACGACGAATACTATACAGATAGACTTCACATTAACCCCAAATAGTGATTTTACTAATTACATTAACAATTTAAACGAAGAAGATAGAAGATACAGAATATCATTTGTAGTTCAATCTATTGACGGCACAGAAAACGACAACAACTCAGTTACTTTAGTTTTAAAACAAGGGCTTTTAACGGAAGCGCCAATTCCTGACCAGTTATTTGATGGAGTAGTCTCACAAGGATTTTTAAATCATGTTCAATCTATTGGTGATGCAGCAGTTCCAAACTATGTGGGGCGTACAGAAGATGACTTTGTATTTACGTCAAAATTCAATTTAGATAATAATGAAGTTTGGGAGAAAATGACATTAGACATTGAAGTGGTTAAGGATAGTGACGGTACTTCATTTGATTTGTTTTCATCTTCAATTAACTTTCTGAATAACCCGAACACTCCGATGGTTAACGGTGTTATTCAGATTGATGAAACTCAGGCTTTGGCTCAATTCTTAGATGCACCTGATCGTAATAAAATAGAGTTAAAAAATACAGGTGTTACAGCGGTAGGAACTTATGAAGTTGAGCTAATATGGTCAATGATGGCTAATTGGAGATATTGGATAACAAACAACCAAGCATTTACTGAATTTTACGATAACACTTTAGAAAACGATGGTAAAAATCAAGAGTGGGTAAGGTATTTAGATTTAACAGGCTATACTATTCGAGCGAGAGTAAGACTAATTAAAGATGACATTGCATACTATTTTGGTGGAAATATTGATGTTTCGGATTATGATGATTGGGCTGGCGCGAGTGAAATTACTCTATACGATGAGAATAATGATTTGGTAACGGCTTTATTAGATGGTCAAGTAATGAAAGTTAGAGCCGACCACGTTTTAAACTCAGGAAGTTGGACTTTAGGAAACGCTTGGGGGTGGATTTCTCAAAGAGGTTACGAGCAAGATCCGAATAAAAGACTATCAACTTTTTGGGATTGGACAAGTCAGGATAATCCTTTGCAACCGAAAGCGGGAGAAACGACTGCTACTTTGGAAATAGTGACGACAAATACAGCGGACGACACGGCTCGAATAGAGTGCTTAATTGACACTTCATTAACAAATGTGAATGATTTTAGTTTAACTTCTCGTATTCAAAGCCCTTCAACACCTTCTTGTATGCACCCTTTAGAGTGGCTGATTGGTTCTGTTGAAGCAAATGCAGCGAATGAAAGCGATTATGTGGCAACATTGAATCAAATATTAAACAAAGGTGTTGTTACGGAATATCCAATCTGCTGTCCTGATTGCGCGGTTGAGTACACAGATATATTCGGAACAGCAATAGCTTGGGCTTTTGGGACACACGCGGACACCCAATTAATAGTTGACTCGGGAGACCCGACACCTGATGCTTGTTGCTATGATTCGTATAAGGCAACAACAAGTTATGCGTCGTGTATATCTACATTTGATGCTGAAATAAACGCTCTAGTTAACACCACTAATGACCCTGATGCACTATTAGCTTTAAACCCATCTTTATTAAATGCTTATACGGGCGGTCAAGACATTATACTACTAACTAATTTAATTACCAACATCACAACGGACACGCAGATAAGGTATGATTTACTGTTTGAAATAATTGACCGAGGTGTTGTAATGAAGTGCTTTAATGATGGAGCTAAACGATTAACACGATTATAAAATGAGCGCAAATGTAACGAAATACGAAGTTTCAAAAGTCCAAATACCTTCAATCTTTGAAAGTGAAGATAGGGGGCTGGATAGGCTTGCAAGTCCTCAGTTAGTCCTTGCAAGCCTTTCAAGTAACTCAAGATACAAGAACGATATTACTAAGATAGCCGTCGTTTGTGATGTTTTGACAGTTGAATTGGAGCGTTCTAACGGAACTATTATCGCGGCGCCTGGACTTGTTGTTAATTTTCCACACCAAGCAAATGCTAAAGGGTTTGTAATTGATTGGAGACAATTAGAGACAACATTACCAAGTGGCGCTATTGTGATAGATACTGATTGTTATAAGATAAAGATTTCATTCGAGATTGCAGGAACTGAAGGGAGTTACTATTATGGTGCTTATCGACTAAAGACTTGGAGCATTGAGGTTGCTCGAAACACCGTGCAGGTATTTAGCATTTTAAATGATGTTGTTCGAGATGACGGCATTAATTATAGAGACTCAGGATTTGGTGGAACTATTCGTTTTGAAGGGTCATTTGGTTATATGCAGCCTAATTTTGATACTAAAAACCTAACTTATTCAGACAGGTCAAGAAAGAAAGTAAGAAACGAAGCGTTAAGAACGTATGAATTAAGAACTTCGTATGTGACTAATTGTATAACTGAAGAATTAGATAACGATCATTTACTAGCTGCAAATCAAATATGGGTAACTGAGCATAATCCAGTAGCGCATAAGCAATATAGACAATTTCCAGTTATATTAAGCGAAGAAGAGTCTCCAAGTATGGAGTATACTTTGGGTCAAAAAGCTAAATTAATAGCTACATTTAAAGATAAGGTTGCAACGCACGAGAGTAAGTATGATGGAAGTATTGAAGCTAAATTAAATATTAGTTTTGATTTGCCACAAGGCACGCAAGTTGAGGGGTGTTTACCTGGAACAGTAAACGTAAACCAATCAGACAGCTCTTTAATTGCAGCGGTAAATGTAGCGAGTGGAGGTCTTGAAGATTACAACGTTGCTGATAGTGTGATTACATTAAACACAAATGAAGTATCAGTAAATGTTTTAGCGACGGATAATAAAAACTTCAATCTATTAAATCAAAACGGAGAAACTTTAACGGTTAATAATGTAGTTGGAAATGATGTTACTTTAAATAGTTGGTGGCAGAGAAACCCTCTATGGCCTGACCTGCCTGTTATAAATGTCGGAGACGAGCGCTTCGTAGGTCTGTACGCTGTATTTGAGGATGATGTTGATGACAATACAATCACTATTGATGTTGGGTCAGGTCAAAGTATTGACTATGGAGACGGCACTTCTATAACTTCAAGTGCAGGAACGAACACTCACACTTATACTTACGCCACAGTAACTGGTGCGGTTGTTCAAACGCCACAAGGTAGTAATTATAAAATGGTTATTGTTGATGTTGATTTGACGGGTGTTACAGATATGCTTTTAGATCAAGCAGTCGGCGCTCACAGCTTCAGGTCTACGGGCTGGCTAGATATTTCCGCAGCTTCCTCGACTTTAAACCGTATCGACTTAGCGGGCGACGCCGTGCCCTTTCTTTTAGAGCGTTTTGTAGTCGAAGAAATGAATTTAAACTCTAACGACATAGCGCGCGCTGTTAGAGGGTGTAATATGCTTAAAATTTACGATTACCCGCTACTTAATAGCACCAACATAGCAAATGGTTTATTTGAAGACGCCGCGCAGGGCGGTATAAGGGATAAAAATAACAACCCTATAGAAATAAATAACCCGACGGGGGGGGATTTCAGGGTTTTTTGCAGATTTTCGGGCGTGGATAAGCTCGGAGACATAAACCTGCCTAATGCTTGGGTAGATTTTATGTTCCAATTTTCCAATATAAGCGAAATAGGAAATATGTATTTTGATGGCGTGGGCAATACGAATAGAATGTTCCTAAATTCAAGAATTAGAAAGGTCGGAACTATACAAGTTTCTTCCGCACTGACAAGTATTTTTCGAATGTTTTTCTTCGTTACCCTGGAGGAAATTATATTCACGGGCGATATGTCGGGAGTTACGAACACGGGCGGCGCGTTTGATATTAATTCAGCCCTTAAACGATTGTTAATGCCCCTTATGTCGGTCGGTTTTGATATTTCAGATTCGTCTATATCAGGAACGCCACTACAAGACTTGTTTACATCTTTAGGTAACGCAAACGGGGCGCAGACAATAACACTCCCAAATTTTACAATCGGACAAAGTACAACCATAGCAACGAATAAAGGCTACACAATAGCATACGCATAATGAAAAATATATATAGAATAGACGACAACGGTAATTGGGGAAACTACTATAAGGTTGAATTTCCTGACGGTCAAATCATGGATGAAGATAATCACGACTTTGAAAGGGATGGTTTTTACTGGTCAAAAACACCACCTAAAAAATATTTAGAATGGATTGAATTAAATAATCATTTGGAATAACAAATATATTTACTATATTTGTAGAAACAAAAAACAAATAATTATGAAAAAGTTAATTTTAAGTATTTTAATCGTGTTAAGTTTTAACGTTCAATCACAGGACACTTGGGAGTATCGAAGTGATAAGAGAGCACACGCATTAACAGGTTATGCATTAGGC